AATAATGGTGAACTTATTTTCCCATATGGTAAAGAAGACACTGATTATCGTGTAAAAGATGATCCAAGTTCTGGCCGCGTATATAATGGAGCAGGCTCTGTATTCTGGGCACGTTTACGTGAGAATTGTAATGATGCAATTACAGCAGCATTCACGGGCGTCAGTCAAGAATGCTTCAATGCTGATAATTTAATTGTAGAATTTGATAAAGTACAAAATTGTTATCCAGAAGCTATATGGCGGTTAGATGTTGAACGTAAATATATTCGTCCATTTACAGGCGATACTGAAGCGCCAGATGATAATCCATATCAAGCTATCGCTTTAACTCGTTAGAATAGCCGTTTCTTAGGCGATATGATGCAAGGACGTAAAAAATATCAACGTCGTCAATGGATTAAAAATCAAGATGTATACTTTGGTAGTAAATATATGCTAAGTAGTGTGTCTAGTAATCAATTTGATATGGTATGCTACACAATCGCAGATCAAAATGTTAAACCAAATTGGGATGTCACTATTACACCGTATTAGGATATGTATTTAAATGTTGACTATGGTGAAAATGCTATTCGTGGTAGACGCGCATACGCGGGAGTACCTGTAGAAATTAAATGTCCATTTACTGAAATGAATGAAAGTAGATTGCGTATTTATGGCGCTGATTATATCCAAGCTTTGGCTGGAAAAGCAATTAGAGCGGATGAAAATGATCCTAATAGTGAGATTATTGGTGCGGAAAGCTTAGCTTCTCTTTATTTCAGAGGCAATGATTTTAGTCATGCTAATAAATTACGCGAATTAATTATTGGTTCTTCAGATCCAACATATAATAATAGTCAATTTACTACATTAAATATTAGTAATAAAAATCCAAACTTAGAATTATTAGATATTCAAAATTGTAGTGGATTGGGTGGTGCAATTGATTTAACACAATCGACCGCATTAAAAACTGTAAAAGCATAGGGTACTTCATTAACATAGATTAACCTACCAAGTAGTACTGGTATTGTTAATTTATATTTGCCAACTACTATTACTCGTTTAGCTTTAACTTCAGCTAAAAATTTAACTAATTTAACAATTAAAGCAAACACTGCAACATCTACCGATCCAAATACTCCGGTTGCATTAAGTGAATTAATTATAAATGATAGTGATTATTCTCCTAATATTAATTGGATATCAATAGCCGAAAGTGCTTTATCTCATTTAACCAATTTACAATTATTAAATTTAAATGGGTATTCTTCAATTCATGATATTAACGAAATGGAAATGTTCGTAGAACGAAAGAATGCCTTAGGAGTATTTGTAAATGAAAATGGAGATACTATTGCACGAATTAATTTAAATGGTGTTATCAATGTTACTGGTACTTGGTCTGAAATTGAAGCAAAACAATATGCTAATACTACAAATGTATAGACGTATGATAGCGAGACGGATACTTATAATACAACACAAATAATTACTAGCACCACTGGTGTATGGCCTGATTTAACCTTAAATGCTCGTGGTACTAAAACTACAAAATATGCTATTACTTATAAATATGATAGTTATGTAAATGATGAAGGCGATATAGTTGAAGGAGATGTTATTACTACTTTATATATTACAAGTGGTGTTCGTATTCCTGATATTTATAATACAGGTGTAATTGAGATGCCAACTCGTAATTCTACTGTACGTAATAATTATACATTCGGCGAGCGTTCATTTGGTAATTACATTGTAAACTCTGGTTGGAAAGCAGAAAATTCTGATGCCGACTCTTATTTTACTACTATGCCTCTAGCCACTAGTAATATGGTAATTGAAACACACTTCCGTAGTGAAGTACGCAGATATCCAGTTAAATGGTATATGCATCGCAATGATCCAGATTCCTTAGTAAAAACTAGTACAAGTAATGTAGAATATGGTAGCGGCGAAAATCTTGAAGCACCAACAATTCCTGAAATTCACGCGGCTGGTTAGGTTACATATACAGTATCTATTGCAAATGATATTGCAACTTACTCTATCTTTACTGGTTGGGAAACCTTACCAATTAATATTCATCCAAGCGCTACAGACGATGCTTATAACATTTATGCTACTTGGGAAACTGCTCCTTCTATTTCTTTAGGTGATTTATTTGCTGATACATCTAATCTAACTCCAGAGCAGTTATTAGTTTATTCTCATATGAATAGTACTTAGCGTAATAATTATGCTAATAGCACAAAGATTGGCGCGGGTCAAAGAATAACTTATACATTAGGTTAGGATAGTATTGAGACAGGAACAACACTAGTAGATCCTAGCAATATATTACGTTTTGACTTAAATGCTAGTTTAGCACCAGTTAAAACTAATATATAGCCAATGACTAGTGCTAATAATGAGTTCACTATTATGATTGACTATAGCTTTAATCCAGATGCTGTATATGAAAATACAGATAACGCGGGTGTCTTAATGAGTTGTTATTATTAGAATTCTTCTACAAATGTTGTTAGTGGATTCGCGCTATATAATAATTTGAATTCTAATTTAGGCAGCCTTGGCCCAAGAGTTGGATTTGGCGATATGTTTAATAGTAGTGCTTATTCAGTATCTGTTGGCGCGAATGGTAATGGCAATTATAATACTCGTAATGTAGTTGTATTACGGCATCCTAAAGACAGTACAGTATTATATGTTTATTCTGGTTTTAGTGGAAATAATCATATAAACTCTGCTGTAAATGTATAGACAATTACTTGGAATAATTCCACATCAAATGCTTATATTAACTTTGGGCAATTAACTGATGATACTAGTTCTGAATATGATAATTTAAAGGATGTAATCAAGAAAGCAAGCGGTACTATATATCAAGCTAAGTATTGGAATAAAGACTTAGGTGTTGGTGAATGTAAGCGCCTTGCGGCATGGCCTCATGAATTAGTTACATTTGGTATTACCAATATAGCTAATACAGTAAGTACCGGCTCTCCTGCAGATACTAGTTCAGTACCTGCAGTTGGCTTAACAACCTTAACAACTTCTAATCACGGATTGTTTGCTGAAGACACCACTGCAGTTGGATGGGGAAGTTCTACATATAATACTATTGTAAATAATGGAGTTATATTAGGATTACCTACTAAGTTACAGGCTATTTTAAGTAAACCTGCTGTTAAATATCTTACTATTGTGTCATCAGAAAATAATGGAGTTACTATTAAAACATTATCAAATACAACTTCAAGTTAGAGAAATTATCTCTACTTCCCAAGTGTGGTTAATATTGACAGTAATACAAGTTCTAAATATGGCGCTGAAATAGTAAATGTTAATTATGAAACTGCTCCATTCTTATGGGTTAATGGTGGTAATGTTACTGTTTATGAATATAATCCTACTGCTGATGGACATTGGAATCAAGTAAGTGATAGTAATGCTAGCCGTTATATGAACTTACGTTTCCCGATGAAACCTATTAACAATACAGTACGAATATTCAGAGAAAGTAGCTCAACATTCTCTACTGGAAATAGTACTAATATTTATACTGAAATTATTGCTAAAGTTAATGAAATTAATACTGGTGATATCTTTATTGACATTAATGGACATGCATATATGTATGTCTCTGATAATGATGTAATGACTCTTGGTGTACAAGTATAGACACCAACTGGTATATTTACTGCTCCCGCTGGTGGCTGGATGTCTTCAATAGGCTTCTGGACTCGTTCTATGATGGAAGCAGATGCTTATTCTAGTTACTCTAATGCAAATCATTTTGTATATTCTAGTTAGACTGGTGTGGTTGTTACAAGTTATTCTTCTAGTACAGCGGCGCCAAGTAGTGGCCTTGGCCTCAATTATTCTATTTCTATTTAATAAACATAAAGGAGACGGTTATACCGTCTCCTCTTTTTTGGAGGTATAAAAATGAAATATTATAAATTAGTATTAGATAATACTATTATCGGGGCCGTTACTTCTTATGATTTTATTCGTTATTCTCCTATTGCTCAATGCTATTTAAGCGCGGATGAAACTACCGGTGAATATGTAGGATTTGGCGGGAAATTATATAGAAGTACTTGGATGAGCCCTATCGTTCAATAGAAAGAATATACTTCAGTTCTTATTATTGAAATTGAAGAACAAGAATATTAGGTATATAAAGAAGCTATGGAGAAGAATGAAGTTATTGCAGATGATACTAAGGAAGAAGAACCAGTATATATTGATCCGGTTGACACTGCTTCTATTGATTTCATTCGTTCTTCTAAACTTACAGAAATGTCTTATGCTTGCCGCCAAGCAATAGAGGCAGGCTTTGACCTCACACTTCGCGGCGAAACTTATCATTTCTCATTAAGTACTCAAGATTAGCTTAATTTAATGAATCTAAGCAATATGGCTCAAACGCAAGAGCTAATTCCTTATCATGCTGATGGAAAATTATATACTTTCTATACCGCGACAGAGATAAATGAAATTCTTGTGGCCGCAAATAATCATAAGATATATCATACAGCTTATTATAATTCACTTAAAGAATACATTAATGCTTTAGAAACTATTGAAGAAATTGCGGCAATTACTTATGGAATTTCAATCCCGGATGAATATAAATCTGATGTATTAAAAATATTAGAATAATAAAGTCTCTTTCATAGCATTATTGCTATGAAAGAGATTATTTTATAAATGGAGGTTGAATACTATGGAAAATAAATTCTTTCTTCATCGTATTCGTAAAGATAATAATAGCTATATTACAGGTATTGAAGTCCATGATACACTTGATGCGGCCATTAAATCTTTTCATAGTCAGATGAAAATGGCTTATAATAATCCTAGTTATCCAAATACTACATATGTTTCCTGTATGGTAACTGATGAGAATGATAATATTGTATCAGGCTATAATGAAACTTGGAATAAAGAGAAAGTGCGTGATTTCTTTGTTCATTCTATCCGCCATGATGGAGAAAATTATGTAAAAGGAATTGAAGTATAGGCAAATTATGGAGACGCATGTCGCTCCTATCATACTCAAATGGAATATGGGTATAATAATAGTAAATTTCCAAATGTTACGTTAGTTTCTAGTAAAATTACAGATAGCAATGGTTTAATACATAAAAAGGAATTATGGAAAGTTGCTACTGAAGAATAAAAATAAATGGAGGCGATACTATGGCAAGAAAAATTACGGCAGCCGCTCTATAGTATAGTAAATGGTTAAGTCGTTTTATTTGTTGGATTTGGGCACTATATCGCTTCACTGTTATAATTCTTGCCGCAATTGTGCCTTCCACCGCTGAAGCCTTAGCTTCTACTATCCCTGGTATAGATACAATAATGCTAGTCAATGAAGGTACTTATCTTGTTAATAGTTTAGGTGAAAAGCTTATCTATAGTGATAGATTTGTATTAAAATGGCTTGATAAAGGCGGCTTTAAAAACTTAATAGGGAATTTAATATCAAATTCTAATAAAGAGGATGGTGAAGAAAATGGCGATGATTAGAACGGATGATTTAATTGCAAAATTTTAGTATGCTTTAGATAATAAATGGGGCTATATATTAAATACATGGCATACTCTATGGTCTGAATCATTATAGAGAGAAAAAATAAATTATATGATTAAAAATTTTGGTCCAGACTGGAAAAACAATGAAGCGGCAAAAAAGAATAGTTGCTATACTGCTGCATTATATGGAGAGTAGTGGGTAGGCCACTATGTCACCGACTGTTCTGGCCTATTTTATTGGGCTTTTAAAGAATTAGGCGGCTATATGTACCATGGCTCTAACACTATGTGGAATAAATATTGTACTTCTAAAGGAAAATTAAGTAAAGGAAAACGCACTGACGGCGAAGTTCTTAAACCAGGTACAGCAGTATTTGTTCTCAAAGGAGAGACCGATCGTTCTCATGTTGGACTATATATTGGTAATGGTCTAGTAATTGAAGCCTCCGGAACAAAGGTAGGGGTAATTACAACTAAAATTACAAATTCTAAATGGGCAGAATGGGGAGAATTAAAAGGAATTGCTTATACTTCTTCTTCAGGAACTGCGAAAAAGGAGGAAAAGCCTGTGAGTGAAAATACTATTGGAAGTGCAATAGTAAATGCAGAACGAGTTGCATTACGAAAAGAGCCTTCAACCGCATCATCCGTACTTACTCGTGTAGATAAAGGTGAAAGAGTCCAGTTATTACCCAACCCAACAGAATGGTTACGAGTCTCATATTAGGGGAAAACTGGATATATGATGAAAAAATTTTTAGATGAGTAAGGAGGGAGATTATAATGGATATAATTGATATTTTATTGGCTAAACGAATGACATCTTAGGGGCAAGTAGATGTATACGCCGCAAAAGCAAAAAATGCGGCGCAGTCCGCGCTAGAAGCAAGAGATGATGCCGATGCGGCTATTCAATCTGTTAATGACGCAGCGGATGAAATTCTCGCGGCAAAATCTGAAGCACAAGATTTGTTAGAGACAGCACAATAGACGCTTGAGACTGCTCAAGAGGCATAGATTAATACCCTTGATTTAGAAGATGTAGATAATGAAATTAAGCAATTAACCTTTGAAACTAATATGGCTAGCACAACTAATAATAATACAGTATAGTTAATTGCTACATATCCTGATGATACTTTACATACTGAAAACATTGTAAAAATGTATAAAAGTACAGGAGAAAATGAAGACGGCACTATGACTCAAAAAGCTATTTCAGCAGTTCTTGCTGAAAAGGCTAATAGTGCGGATGTTGCTACAAAAGCTTATGTAGACGCAGCGGTAGCTAATAGCGGCAGCGGCAGTAGCGGCGGTTCTACTAATCTTGGTACCGATAACGCAGGCAATATTGTAGTTATCGGTGAAGATGGTAATATCATAGCTAGTGATATTACAGAAGAATCTATCATTGAAGCATTGATTAAAACTGGAAATTATAATGTAGATAATGTATTAGGTATTGAAGTGGACTATGAGAATCGTTCTTGTAGTCGTACATAGGAAGCAGTCAATAAGCTTCCTGGTGTAAACTTTAATTCATATGTAATGTATGGCGGTCGTATGCGTTGTAATGTATCAGATGATGGCGCTATTACTGCATTCTATGGCGATAATAATTATAAAGATGACGGCTCTAATGGTCAGGTAATGATTTATCAGCCTAAGTTCTATTATCAGAGAACCGCTATCAAGACCGGTACAACTGCGAATGGCAGAGCAATTTATAAAGAATCAATATTGATTTCTTCTATAAAACAAACTGGATTTAAGTGCCATCCAATCTTTATGGATGGAGAACAGGAATTAGAATATGTACTCTTACCCGCTTATGAAGGTAGTTTAGATAGTAATGATAAGTTAAGTTCAATTGGTGGAGTAAAACCAGTATCTTCTCTATCTATTACAGAAGCCGAAGCCGCCGCGAGGGCGCGTGGGGCAGGTTGGCATATTACCAATCTCGCCGCAGAATCTGCTAATCAGATGTTAGAGATAGTTGAATATGGTTCTATGAATTTACAGAAATCATTTGAATTAGGTATTACTTATATTACTACAACTTCTGGTACTAATTGTGCCTCATTAACAGGTTCTACTGCATCATTAGGTAATACTACTGGGCACGCACTTAGTACTATAAATGAAATAAATGGTTCTACTTCTAATTACAGTAGTGCAGGTTACCGCGCAATTAGTTATCGTGGTATGGAAAATCCATGGGGTAATCTATGGAAGTTTATTGGCGGATTAAATATTGATCGTTCTTCTTCTGTTAATGGCGGTATACCTTATGTATGCACTGACTTTAATTATTCAGATACAATTGCTAATAATTATGAGCCAATAGGATTTGCTTTCCCAACATCGTGGGGTTGGATTTCTGCAATGGGCGAATGTGCTTCTGATTATGATTGGGTATTCTTACCTATTGAATGTAATGGAACAAGCGCCGTGCCAGTAGGTGATATGTTATATGTAAGTACCGGAGAAACTGGTGTTTCAATTGGGGTAATTGGTGGCGCTTGGAGCTTCCAAGAAAGAGCAGGCGCATTTGCTTATGCTTGCGACCACTTAATTACTGATAGTGTACAATATGGCTATGGCGCGAAGTTAATGTTTAAACCAACTAAAAATACAATACATGACAATAATGTCACAAAATGGTTAGAAAAATTAGGGGGTTGATTATATGGTAAACTATGGTAGAGTTTTAAGTAAAGATAGACCCCAAGAGGTTACAATTACCGATACTGCTGTATTCGTTGCTAGCAATATTCAACCTTTCTCTGAAGAAATTGAAGGGTATCTTGAAACAGGATATAGCTACGATTGCGTTGAATATACTAAGAATGAATACTTAAAGTACTAGGATGAAAAAATGTCTTCTTTAGAAGAAGAACTCCGCGCGGCAAAAATCTTATTAGGAGTTGATTAATGATGACATTAGTTGAACTAGCAGAAAAATTACGCCCTTTTATAGAGAAAGCAGCCATCTCATTATCAGATGAAGATGCTCTAGAAGCAATTAATTTATTCCCTAATTGGGATATAAATAATGATTATAAGAAAGATGATCGCGTGCGTTATGATGGTATTCTTTATAAATGTTTACAGCCGCATACATCATAGTTAAGTTGGAATCCAGCTGACGCACATAGCTTATGGGCTAAAGTATTAATTCCAGATCCAGATGTAATTCCTGAATGGGAGCAGCCGGATAGCACAAATGCTTATATGAAAGGTGATAAGGTTCAATTTGAAGGCAAAACCTATGAAAGTTTAATTGATAATAATGTCTGGAGTCCATCTGCGTTCCCAGGTGGATGGCAAGAAATAAATATTTGACAACTTATTATTTAATATGTTATAATAAAAGAAAAAAGGAGGTAATATTGTAATGAATATTACTCAAATTTTACTTGGAATTATTATTTTAATTGGTGGTATTATTGGTTTATTTGTAGTTCCATATATTAAAACACACATTTCTGCAGAGCAACTTACGATTCTAAGTGGAATTGCTTAGACAGTAGTTTATGCCGCTGAGAAGATTTTTGGCGCGAAAATGGGACAAGATAAATTAGCATATGCTTTGGGATTAGCAAAGAAATTATTAGCTTCAAAGAATTTAACATTTGATGAAGATGTAATTCGTGCTGCGATTGAGTCTCAGGTGCAACAGTTAAGTATTGAAAAGACTACTGCTGATGCTTTATCAGCTCCTATGGAGAGGTAAGATATGGAAGAATTTGGGTGTCCTTATTGTTGGGACTCACGCAAACAAAAGGAGAAAAAAGTATTATGGTTTCTCGATGCCGCAAATAATTTAAGGGAATGTGAATATTGCCCTAAGTGCGGCAGAAAGTATGGGGAGGTGCCAATGAATGAACAGTTGGAATCAACCATCACCACAAAATAATATGGTAATGGGACAAGCATAGTTTAATCCTTATAGCTCTTGGAATGTTTAGCCAAGAACTTTTAATCAGCCTTTTCCAACCTATCGAGCAGATCCAATTCATGGAGAAAATGCTGCATGGCAATTTCCCATGGGGCCTAATAGTGAAATATATCTACCAGACAATGATAGAGATATTATTTGGTGGATAAAAACTGATTAGAATGGTAATAAACAAGTTATGCCTTTTGATGTAAAACCTCATCAAGAAGCAGCGCCAGTAGATACTCAAGATTTAGCCGCAAGACTCGCGGCGGTGGAGGAATGGATAAATGCCAAGTCTAATAAGTCAACTACGAAACGGAATTCCACAGTAGGCGCCGGCTCAGCAGCCACAACTGCCGATTCAGCAAGTTAAAGATATGATGCAATAGTTAAGAAATGCATCAAATCCTCAATAGACTTTAATGTCTATGATTCAATCAAATCCTAATTTTTCAAGAATTACTGAAATGATGAAAAGTTCACATAGTAATCTTGAAACTTTAGCGAAGTAGATGGCACAACAGCGTGGAATAGATTTGAATAATTTAATAAATGAGTTAATTAAATAATTATAATAGGAAGCTTATAGCTTCCTATTTTTTTATTTTAGAGGTGATTTAGATGGCTAATATTATGACTAAAAATGGTAATTTAGATAATGTTGTCACATATGAGCATATATGTGATACCGAAGAAGATAAAAATAAAATTGACCCTAAATATATTACTCTTGGAACGACTTGTATTGTCTTAAATGGAGATGGCGGCGCCTTAGAGGTATATATGGCAGATAGCAATAAGTAGTGGCATTCTCTGCAATAAAAACTTTATATCTTAAAAAAAATATATATGGGTTTTTATTTAGGCATCTTACAAAAATTTTAGAGGGCTTAGCCCAATTATAAATATAACGGGAGGAATTACCATGGGAGAAAATGGTTTAAGTGCTTCTGATGTTGCTCTATTAAATGATGGCGGCGCCAACGGAGGTTGGGGTGGCATGATTTGGTTATTTGCAATCCTAGCTATGATGGGTGGTGGATTCGGTGGATGGAACCGTGGATATCAGCCACAGTATGCTACTCAGGATTTTGTTCAGAATGGCTTCAATTTTAATGACCTTCAGAACCAGAATAGAGACATTATGCAGGCTATTAATTATGGTGCTTCTCAGTCTATTGCTACTACTAATCAGGTATATCATGATTTAATGAATGGTTTATCTGATAAGTAT